CACAGCGGTGTTTTTCCACCAACGTGATTCCCGAGACTTACGACACGGCAGGCCGATTGTCTCAAAAAACACGTAAGATCGATTGACAATTCTGTGGCGCGATATCCATGCGAGATGTGCAAAAAGCACGCGACCAACAAGGTGGGGAATCTTGACTATCGCGCCGACGGAACGTGTATTCGATGGCGCAAGTGCGATGCGTGCCAGCACCGGTTTCAGACAGCCGAAGTGCCGTTCAGTTTGCTGGAGAAGTTGCACAGCGGTGCCGCAGCCAAACCCAACGGCAAGCCCAAACCGAAGCGTCGCAAGCCGAAGTTGCCTAACGATCCGCTCGGACGTGCGGCGGCGATTCACAAGATGATGTGCGACGAGCTCAGCGAGATCTACGTGGACCCCGACTTGTCACCCAAGGAGCGGCGCGATCTGATTCTTAAGTTTGGCAAAGCGATCGATTCAGCGATGCCGAACGTTGAGATCTTCCACGCACGGCAAGAGGTTCGCGGCGACGAACAGCAAACCAAGTCGAACGTGTCTGGCGCGGAACTCACTGAGGGCCCTAGCCGGGCGCGGCGGCGGCTGAAGGCCAAGGCGGCCAAGGAGTGATGCGTGAGCTGGCACTTTTTGCAGGAGGGGGCGGAGGCATCCTGGGCGGACGATTGCTTGGATGGCGCACCGTCTGCGCTGTTGAAAGCGATCCCTACGCGCGATCAGTTTTGCTCGCGCGACAATGCGACGGGTGTCTCAACGAGTTCCCTATCTGGGATGATGTGTGCACGTTCGACGGATACCGCTGGCGTGGAGTCGTTGACGTTATCAGTGGAGGTTTCCCCTGTCAGGACATCACGGCGGCAAACGCCCATGGCGTGGGGATCGCCGGACCGCGAAGCAGACTTTGGTTTCAGATGGCCCGGATCATTGGCGAAGTTCGACCCAAACACGTGTTCGTGGAAAACGCGCCAGCGATCATTGTTCGGGGGGTTGAGCATGTACTCGGATCGCTGGCCGCGCTCGGGTACGATGCGCGATGGGGAGTTCTGGGAGCGTCCGACCTGGGAGCTCCACACCGTCGGGAACGATTTTGGCTGGTGGCCAACGCCCATGGCGTCAGTAAGTCAATGGATCGGTCACCCGAGTTCGTGTCGGCAGTTGCTGAAAGATCGCGGCTTGCGTGGTGGTGTCAACCCGGAATTCAGCGAGTGGCTGATGGGGTGGCCGATAGGGTGGACCGAATTAAATGCACCGGCAACGGTCAGGTACCAATCGTGGCTGCAGTCTCATTTGCGATGCTTAGCGACCAACACATAGTCGGCCAACGATGACTGTTGACCTCGACAAACTCGAGCGCCTGGCGAAGACGGCAACGCCCGGCCCCTGGGACTCGTGGCCGTGGGGTGTTGCCGATACGGATGAGGTGGACACCTGTTTTTTTGGACAGCGTGGCGAACCGGCGCGAGCCGCGATCGGAGAGTGCTACCCAGAGCTGGGGCAAGGCGAGAACGACGCCCAGTACATCGCCGCCGTCTCGCCCGACGTCGTGCTCGAGCTCATCGAGCGCATTCGCGAACTCGAGCAAGCCGAACACCACAGGACTATTATGCGCGACTGGGAAGGCGTTTTTCGTGCGCTCGCCAAGACGTAATGCCCCGCGCACGCGAACGCGATATCTACGCCCGTACCCTCGACCAGGGCGCACGCACCGATCTTCGCTACGTTGATCTGTGCGTTGAGTTCGTAGACGAGCGCGACCTTGAACCCATCCTAGCTGTCGGCGATCGGTGGGACCGCAAAAAGAAAGAGTGGGCCGATGCGCCAGCAACCAAGCATCTTCAGATCCAAGTCCACAAAGGCCAGATCGAATCGACGGAGTTCTTTGCTAACTGGCTTGATGCGCGTCTGGGCGGAGCCCCGCTTGACCAGCCGATTTATAGTTTCATGCTGCTGGGCGGAACGCGTTCCGGTAAAACCTATCTCGGTCTGCGCTTCGCTTTGGCGTTTGCTGTCGCTGTACCGCGATCCCGAGTTTGGCTCGTCCAAGAAGTCGACATCGAACGATCCGACGAACTGGAGAAAGAGTTCGATGAGCTAGCGCCCGTTGGTTGGTTTAAGAAGTCCGGCGGCGAGTGGACGTGCGTCAACGGTTCGGTTGTTACGATCCGCTCGGGCAAGTACCCCCATAAATTAAAGAAGGGCCGTTGCGACTTTGCTCTCGTGAATGAGGGCCAGAATATGAAACGCGACGCGCTGCTACGTTGCGTTGAGCGTACGTCGGATACCAGCGGGATTACGTGCATCGCGGCCAACCCACCGAACGACAATCCCGAAGGCGAGTGGGTTGCTGAGTACAAAGAGCAGTGCGCCGCCGGTCGCTTGCCAGAGGCCAGGTGCTTTCACTATGTCTACTCGGACAACCCGCACGTTAACGCCGAGCAGCTGGCATCGCTTGAAAAGATGCACGACCCACGCTCGTACAAGATCGAAGTGCTCGGCGAGACGATGCAACCGATCAACGCGGTGTATCACGCGTTCGATCTCGTGCAGAACATTCGCCCACCGAGCGGCAAGGACTGCACGACCGAGTTCGCCAAGCGACGTGGACTCGGCGACGGCGTTACGCACTTTGTTGGGCAGGATTACCAGCGAGCGCCACACATGGCCGCGGTCATTGCCAAGGCGCACGGGAATCCCGACAATCCGTTTTTCCACTATATCGGCTCGCTTGCTGTTGAGTACGGCGACGAAGATGACCTAGCAGTCGCGATGCACGCGTGGGGCCTCAATCCCAAAACGACGGCTATCGTTGGCGACGCGTCCGGCGAGTTCCAGCGTGGCGACCGAGACAAACCTGGCGTCTCTTTTGGCCTCATGCGCGCAGCGGGGTGGCGCCGCATCTTCGTCCCTGACTCCGAGCTCAAACGCAACCCGCTGATCGACGAGCGCATCAAAAACGACAACCGGCTGTTCACCAGCCAATCCGGCGAGCACATCGTGCGCATCGATCCTGACCGGGCCCCTGAGCTGTACCTGGCGGTTAAGAAGTGGCGCAAGCGGCACGGGAAACCTGACAAGAGCTCGGACTACGCGCATCTGTGCGAGGCCATGAGCTATTTGCACTACCGGCTATTCCCCCGTGTGAATCACGGAGCGCTAGTAGACTACAAACGAATCACCAGTCGACGGCGCCCGAGCATGCTGCGGGGGATCATGTAGATGCGAACAAAACAAAAACAAACGCCAGCCGAGCAAAGCTGGGGCCGACTAGGGCTCAATCTGCCACCGCCCCCGACCCCTATGCGGGCGCCGAGCGGGATTGTTGTCAAATCCGTCGAGTCGCTCGACAGGTTCATTCAGCACCCAGGTTTCGGGCTCACGCCACAGAAAGTTGTGCAGTGCTATAGGCAGGCCGAGTGCGGGTGGCCAGAGCGACAGGTCGATCTATTCGAAGACATCATCGAAAACGACGGGCACCTTCGGTCTGTGATCGAGGCGCGGACGCTGGCGGTGGCCGGTAAACCGTGGTCGGTGATGCCAGGCGGCAACGAGCCTATCGATATCGCCGCGGCGCAGATCCTGAACGACGCGCTCGAAGAGACCAACTTTGGCGAGGCCATCGGCGCGGTGCTTGGCGCTCGGTACTACGGGTACTCCGCCACAGAGATCAGGTGGGAAGACGTTGGCGGCGATGTGGTGCCTACGTGGTTTGTGCCGATTCCGTTCCGGCGCATCCGTTTCGATGATCAAGACCAACCGCGGATCGTTAACGGGATGAACGGGTTCGAGACGGAGGCGCTCGAGCCTGGGAAATGGATCTATGCGCGGAACACCGGGCCGCTCACCAGCGTCACCGCACGCTCAGGACTCATGCGCACCGCTACATGGTTTGCGCTGTGGAAGCGCTGGAGCTGGCGCGATTGGGTAATCTACGCCGAGAAGTTTGGCATCCCCCTCGTCATTGGCCGGTACCAGGCTGACAGCGGATCCACCGACGCTGACAAAGCGGCGCTCGAAGATATCGTGAGCGACATCGGCGAAGCAGGCTCGGCCGTCATGAGCGACAAAACCGAGGTAGAGATCCGTGAGGCGCAGCGCGGCGGCGACTCCAACGGCCTGCATATCAACATCGTCAAGGAGTCGAACAACGAGATCTCGAAACTGATCACGGGCTCGACACTCACCGTGGAGTCCGGCGGGCCGGGGTCGTTTGCCTTGGGGAAAGTCCACGAGTCTCGCGCGTTCGACCTGGTTGTCTCGGACGCTGACCTGGTCGCCAAGCGGTTTGCCATGGATCTGGCAAGGCCGTTTCTTAGGTTCAATGGGCTGGAGGGCGCCAGAGTTCCGAGGCTGAACATTGCTGTGACGCGGGAGGTCGATCCGCTCACGCGCGCTCAGATTGTTGAGAAGCTCCACGGCATGGGACTGCCGCTTGATACCGAGCAACTCCGCAACGAGTTCCAGATCAAAGCGCCACCGTCTGACGAACGGGCACTGCAACCACCCGATCAGTGCGATCAGGGTATGGGGCTACCGTTTTCAGACAGAGATGATCCCGCCTAAGTTCCCATCAAATCTGTGTAGAACAACCGCCGCACCTGGCAAGGTGCTTCGCGCCCAGCACGAGGGGCAAGAGTTCACGCTCGCGCAAAGCGACAGCAAACGCAAAACTCTGCTCTCGCAGGTGCGCGGCGGCGACGGCGATCCCGTTGAACTCGACGTCGACCTGGTAGCGTTCTCGCAAGAGCGCGGCGTCTCCAATCGAAACTTTTTGCGGTTCAAGCGCGGGATCCTTCGCAGCCTGGCCAAGTCGTTCGAGGGGGCGCCGCTCCTGCGCGATCACCAGCAAGACGACATCACCGCGCGCGGTGGCACGGTCACGCGTAGCACGTTTGTCAAAGGTGACGACGGCGGGCGATTCGTGATGAGCGCACGACTGACAGCGCCGTGGGCGGTCGAGGCGCTGCTAGCTGGCAACCTTGATCGGTTCTCGATCGGGTGGAACCACCCGGGCATCGATACGATTTTCTGCTCGGCGTGCAAGGCGCCGATCTTGACCGAGTGCAGCCACCTTCCCGGCGACACCGTTGAGGGAAGCGACGAGCGCGCCGAGTTTATTTTCAACGAAGCCGAGGGGGTCGAGGTGAGCGCCGTTTCAGTGCCAGCAGTGGCCGGAACGGGGATCACTGAAATTCGTTCTGCTTTGTCTCAGTACGCACTGACTATCAACCCGAAGGAAAGAAACATGGAAAAAATCGCTAAGGCGTTGGGGCTCCAAAACGCCGACGAGAGCACGATCCTAGCCGCGCTCAAAGCACGCGATGCCCAAGCCGAAGCGAGCGCCAAGGAGTTGGGCAAACTGCAAGAGGCGCAGCAAAACTCGCTTGGCGAGATCGCGAAGCTGAACGCCGAGCTGCACACGGCAACTCAGCGTGAGCGCGAGGCCAAGGCCGATTCGCTGTTCACCGAGTTTTCCGATCGCTTCCCAAAAGAGCGAGATGCGGAGGGCAAGCTTGTGGCCTCGGCGTTTGAGCTTGCTCTGCGCGAGCTGGCGTCTAAGGATTTTGACGCGGCGCGCGCCATCTTGATCGCCGCACCGCGTCCTACCCCAGCCGGTCAGCCAGCCGTTTTCTTGGCACCAACCCCAGCGGCGCCAGTGGTCGACGATCACCTGGCCAGCGCTTTGAAGCAGTGCGGAGTGTCAGCCGACGACTTCGCCAAGTTCAACCCAATGAGCGGTTCCGCGCTGAAACAGTAGGGAGGGAACCATGGCAGCACTTACTCAAGATAGAAGCACTCCGTTCAAGGTTCTCGGCCGCGTCGCATCCGTTGCGGTGGCCGCGTCCGAGACGATCTACAAGGGCGCAATGGTTTCGGTGAACGCCACCGGGTACCTTGTGAGCGCCACTGACGCAGCCGGCGAAACCTGCATTGGTGTAGCCGATGAAGCAGGCGACAACTCTGCCGGATCCAACGGCGACATTGAAATCCGCGTGCGTCGCGGGTGCGTTGCCGGATTCACCACCCTGGGAACCGTTGTCGATCAGGCTGACATGGGGCTCGCGGTCTACGTGTCCGACGACAACAATCTCGAAAAGATCGCCGGTGTTACCAACAACCTTGTAGCAGGCACCCTCGAGTCAATCGACGGGTCGACCTTCTACGTCAAAATGTACGACCAGGCCTAAGAAAGGGTTTTGAACAATGGCAAGTCTTGTCGATCAAGCGAAACTCGACGCGAGCCAGATCGGTTTTCAAACCCGATTCAACATGGCTTTGCAGGCGGTAGACGATCCCGCACGGCAACTCGCGATGGAAATCCCATCGTCCAGCGCAGTCGAAAACCATAACTGGCTGGGTGCAGTACCTCAGCTCTCAGAATGGCTCGACCAACGGAAGATCGATTCGTTGCGGGCTGAGAGCTACACGCTCGCCAACAAAAACTGGTCGAGCGGGATCCAAGTCGACATGAACGACATCGCCGACGATCGGCTCGGCATCGTGATGCCGCGTATCGATCAGCTCGGGGTCAAAGCGGCGCTGCATTACGGCGACCTGCTTGTGCAGGCGTTGATTGCCGGATTCACGCTGGGCGGGACGTTTGGCAACGCCTATGACGGCCTGGCGTTCTTTTCGGCAACGCATCAAGATGGCGACGGTCCGACGCAGTCCAACACGTCGTCGAACGCGCTCACGCAGGCGAACTATTTCACCGCGCGCGAGGCCATGTGGTCGCTGACCGACGAGCGTAGCGACCCACTGGGCATCGTTCCCAACACGCTCGTCGTTGGCCCGTCGCTCGAAGAGATCGCGCTGCAAATTACGCAAGCCGAACTCATTCCAAACGGCGCCGGCACCGCATCGCAAACCAACGTTGCCCGCGGCACCGCGCGAGTGGTGATCTCTCCGCGCCTCGTTGGCGCTGCCGCGAGTCACTGGTTTCTGGCGGATCTGAGCCAACCAGTTCGGCCGCTGATGCTGCAGATCCGTGAACCGATCTCGAGCTCGTTTCTGGGCGAGTCCAGCGAACAAGCGTTCATGAACCGTACAATGGTGTTCGGCGCGCAGGCGCGTCATGCTGTCGGCTTTGGCCTTTGGCAGCACATCTACGGCTCCAACGCGTAGGTTGTCTGAGTTGCGGGGGCGCCGCCATCACGTCGGTGGCGCCCCCGGGCTCCTGGGAAGGGTTCAAAATGAAGATCACGGCTCACATGAAATCCGGCACTGCGTTTCAGCATGGCCAGGCCAGCACACCGCACCATGCGGTTGTTATCCCCGGCCAGCCGGGTGAGTTAGATCTTCACCAATGGCAGATCGACATCTTGGTCGGCGACGCGCGCGTACAGGTTGGTGCTGTCGCCGAACCCCAACCGGCCCCCAAACCGCCCGCCGTAGTTGCCTCGGGCGAGATTGAGTCAGCCCCCAAGCGCAAGCGGGGGCGTCCCCGAAAGCGAAAGGTTGAGTAATGGCCACCCCCGTCTACGCGGTACGCGCCGACGTTGTTAACGCGGCCGGCGGCGAAGCGCGCCTGCTACAGATCGCCGACTGGGATGGGGATGGAGTAGAAGACACCGGCCTTGTTGATGGCGTTTTGTGCGAGATGGAAGGCTTCGTGAACTCGTTCGTTCGCAAGGTGTTTGACGTTCCGTTGCAGGCGCCGATCCCACAAACCATCGTAACGATCACGGCAACGCTCACTGTTCACGAGCTCAAAGCGCGACGCGACGCGACCACCGAGATCGACGACGTGCATCAAGAGCAACGGATTAAGTGGCTTGAGAACCTAGCCGCGGGCCGCGTTGATATCGGCGTGAGTCCACCGCCAACAGCGAGTTCGCAAAACAGCACAAGGGCGCTGGACCGTCCCAGCACCAAAGCGGTCTCGCGGGACAACCTTAAGGGATTCGCGTAGTGGCCCTCGGCGTTGACGTCGACTTGCGAGATCTTGACAAGGCGTTCAAGAGGTTGGAGCGACGCGGGGCCGACCTTCGCGAGATTTGGCGACAGGTTAAACGTCCGTTTCGCCAAGCACAGATCAAGCACATCCGCGATCAGCGCGACGACAAGGGATCCAAGTTTCGTACGCTATCCCTACAGACGAGACTCAAGCGGATCGGATCAAGCGGCCGCGGCAAAAGCTTTACGAAACGCGGCAAGCTGCGCAAGCCAGTTCGTCGGCGCCTTAACAAGGTGCTTTCGGCGAAGCTCTTATCCAAGGTCAAGTTTGAAGTGACCCCGCTGTCGCTGTCCATTGAGAGCAACATCGTAGGCAAGAGCGGCAAGAAGTGGCCAGGGGTTCACCAGCACGGCGGGCGTGCGGGGCGCAGGGCGCGCATCCCCAAGCGCACGTTTATGTACGTCGACGACGAGTTGCTAGCGCGGATCGTTCGCGATATCCAATCGGCGCTGACTAGGGCGTGGAAGAGATGAGTCTCGCGGTACGACAGATGATCGAAGATGCGATGATTGTCGGGATTGGCCAAGCGCTCGAATCTCGCCTGAACCCCTCGTCGGGCTACCTGCGTTTGGTCGGCCCCTACAACGGCGAGATTGACGAATCCGACGGGCAGCAGGATTTCATCCGGTTAATCAAGGGCCGCATGCCATGTTGTTTGGTGACCGCGACATCGGCCATCTACAACGGCGAATCAGTTGCACGGACGCGTTTCGCCAAGCTCACCAGCTTTGAAATCTACATCGCGTCGAACCACATGCGCACCCGCGAAGACCGGCTGCGCAAAGACATCACGGCACAAAGCACGGACGCCAACGCCGATCCGGGCATCTATCGCATCGCCGAAGATGTTCAGCAAGTCGTGTCGGGCAACGACTTCGGGCTGGCAGGCGTGGGCTACTTTCAACCGCTGCGGGAAGACGTTCTACTTCAAGAGCGCGGGTTCACGGTTTGGCGGCTGAGCTACCAAACAATGCTCGACGCGCACGTGTTGCCACGCGACCACGGCGATCAGGCCCTACTTTCATACTTACTCGACGGAAACGTGGACCCGATTGACGCCAATGATGCACCTAACCCAATGGTCGAGGCCGAAGGCGATTTGAGCTAATGGCGACGATTAAGGTCAAAGCAAAGCCCGGGCTCACGGTGTTTTTCCCGCGCCGCATTAAGGCCGGCCCGGGCGCCGTCTGTTATCAGCTCACTGCCGACGAGGTTATCGAGGTTAACGGCGATGAAGCCTTTGTGATCAAACGCCTCCGCGCTGGCGACCTTGAGATCGTGCGAGCAGCGCCCATCCGAAAGCGACAAAAGAAAGCTGAATCCGTCGAGGTAAAAGAATGACGATTAATCACAACGTTCCTTCGACGACTCGAAAACCGGGCGTCTATCATGAGTTCGATCTCACCTCTAGCGCGCAATCGCTAGTGCCGCTCACCAATCGCGTTTTGCTGATCGGGGTGCAGGGGTCGACGGCGACGGCGACGGCCGACGAAGTCAGTCAGGTGTTCGACGAGCTCACCGCCGATGCGGCTTACGAGGCGGGTAGCGAGGTTGCGCTCATGATTCGTAAGGCGTTGGAGACGGGCCGCGCGCTTGGCGTGCAACCTGAAATCTACGCAGCGGGAATCGCCGACCCCGGCGGCACCGCGGCGACGTACACAATCACCGTATCAGCCGGTACGGCCGTCGCTGGCGATATCGTTTTCCGAATCGGCGAGGTAGCATTCCGCGCTGGCGTTTCAACCGGTGACGATGAAAATGCTGTGGCGACGGCGATCGCCAACGCAGTCGACGGCAAGCTCGCGCAGATTCCGGTTACACAGGGTACCGTCGCGAACGTCGTAACTTTGACCCTCAACTACACCGGGGAAAACGGCAACGATCTTATCGTGCAGATCGACGACGTTGGCCTGACTGGGATGACAGTTGTCGCGGCCGCCGGTGTGGCTGGCGCCGGAGTTTCGACGCCCACCACCGCATTGGCCAATGCACTCGTTGGAGATTTCGAGAGTGTCGCCATCAGCAACCGCAAGTCGGCCGACGTCACGCTGTTGCAGACACATCTGACAGCGGCGTGGGCGGCATCTGCCAAGCGTTGGCGATTTGGGTTTATCGGCTCCAACGACACGCTTTCGACCGAAACGACGCTGGCCGGTACCGCCAACGATGAGCGCATCTGCGTGACTACGTACGAACAATCGCCGTCGATGCCGATGCAAATTGCCGCATGCATGGCGGTGACCGTTTCGGCGCGCGAGCTGCCCAACTTCAACTGGGATGGCCAGGAGGTTCCGCTCGCACTACCGCCTGATGCCAGCGCCTACACTGATACCGAAATCGAAACGGCCATCGCCGCCGGCGCAACGCCGCTGTCACCGAACAATGCCCGCACTGCCACCGAGGTTGTTCGGCTGCTCACAACGAAAACCCTCGAGGGCGGCAACCCGTTTGAGAACGTGCGCGACCTGGCCATCATGCGCGGCCTGGTTTTCACCACGCGTCAGATTGACGTGCAACTCACGCAGCAGTTCAAGGGTGTCAACAAGTCAGCCCAGGTTCTCAAGCGGATCCGGTCGGTAACCTTTGGCGTTCTCAAGTCGCTTGAAGCCATTGGCGTGACCCAAAACGTCGATTCATTGTTCCCGCAGCTCGTTGTTGAGCAAGATCCTTTCGTCGCCACTCGGGCCGTGATCAACGTTCCTGAGAGCATCATCCCGAACCTTCACCAGATCGTGACAAAGCACGTTCTATTCGTGCAATAGGGGGCTAGACGATGGCTCGTGCCGTACAAGACATTTTGGTACTCGAGTACAACGGCCCGCAAGGGAACGTGGAGCTCGAGACAGTAGAGAGTTCGACGCTCAATCGGTCCAAGTCGCGAACTCGTATCAAAACAATGAATCGCGGACGTCAAGCGATCGCGTTTCAGTCTGGCGTCGAAGAAGTCTCGATGACGCTTACCGTTGTCCCGGAACTCCAAAACCCCGAAGTCGATTGGGTGTTGGCGTGGAAAAACGACGAGCTATTTGAACTCGTCGGCGAAAAGGGAATCGACGGGAAACGCGAGCTTATTCAGGATTGCATCGTTTCCGACGTCAACGACACGCACAACGAAAACGGCGAAGCCAGGCAGGAAGTCTCTGTTGAAGGCCTCGTGAGCCTGGATGAGCCTTCGAGCTAGTCGTGTATGGCTACGCAACCCACGCTAAAGGCAGTTCAAGCGCTCTCGCCCGGCATGGAAATGCTAGGGCGTTTGCGCAAGGGAACTCAGAACGAGTCGATCATCACGTGGCCGGGCACCGAAGCTCAGCTGGTGATGGTCCCGCTCAATTGCGACGAGTTGCAGGATGCGTACGCCGAGGCCAACGAGCGGTTCAAACAGCTCGGGTTGGAGATCACGCTGTACACGGCCGACGACTTCTACAGCGAGCTGGCCATGCAGATTCTCGTGCGTGCGATGCGTTGCATCGAAGACGAAACGAGAAAGTCCCGACTGTTTGCCAGCGGCGACGAGTTGCGCGGCGCCATCACACCAGACGAGCGAACAGCGCTGAACACCGCGTACATCGATCTGAACGACAGGTGCAATCCCGATCCGCAAAAAATGTCCGACGAGTTGTTCAGGCAGATCGACGAAGCCGTAAAAAAAAAGGACGCGATCCAACTGAGCAGTTTCGGCTCGAGCACGCTCGCGATCTACATGCTTGGTATGGACAACATGCCGCTGAGCTGACGTACTGGCAGCTCCGTTTCTACTACCTCCGACTTCAAGAGGTTCGACGCCAGGCCGAGGCCGAGCAGCGTCGCGTTGACGCCAAGGAGCGTCGCCACGGAGGCAAGCCCCAAATCAGTCAAACGTTCCGTTGCGTGACCCGAGCGCAGCGCGAGCAAATGCGAAAGGCGCACCAACGTGGCTAGCCCCGAAGCAAAGGCAATGGTGCGCGCGGACAACCGCAAGCTACGTAGCGATCTCGCCAAAACCAAGGGGATGTTTCGCAAGACATTCGGCGGGCTAAAGCGCGGCTTCTCCGCGGCACTGTCGCCGGTAGGGATCGGCGCTGGGGCTGTCGGCTTTGCACTCCTTGGCAAAGAGGTGCTGGCATTCGAAGACACGCTCGACCGCACGGCGCGGCAGGCCGGCATGACTGGTCAAGCCACCGCGCGAATGCGAGCGCAAATTATTGAGCTGTCAAAGGCAAGTGGCATCTCACGCAATGAGGTGCTTGCGGCCGCCAATGAGATTGTGAATCTCGAGGGCGCCGCCGGTCTAACGGACGCCAAGCTGAAGACGCTGGTAAAGGCGAACGAGGCGACAGGTTCATCGATGAAAGAGCTCGCGTCGCTAACGTTCGGCCTCGGCAACGCGTTTGGGATCGTAGAGAACGCAGACCTTGAAAAGGCGTTTAGCGGAGTGATCGAGGCCGGCAAGCGCGGGTCAGTGCCACTCAATCAGATGGCGCTGATCCTGCGCGGCCTAGCGCCTCAGTTTGCCAAGTTCTCAAGCACGGGATCCGAGGGCGCGGCCGAACTGGCGGCGACACTGCAAATAGCAGCGCGCGGATTCGGAACGGCGCAAGAGGCCGGAACAGGCGTACAGGCGCTACTGGTGGCGCTCACGAAGAACGCCGGCAAGCTGAAGAAGTTTGGCGTCAACATTTTCGACTCAAAAGGTAAAGAGCGCGGCCTGAAAGACATCCTTACTCAGTTTGACAAGAGCAAGCTGATCAAGGATCCGACGAAGCTGCAAAAGGCGCTCGGCCGGAACGAAGCAGTCAAGGCCCTTCAGGTTTTACGGAAGTTCCGACCACAGCTAGACAAGATCACCGACGGCGCCAAGGCGTCCGACGCACTCCAAACGGATTCGGCTGATCGACGTGCGTCGCAGGCGGCGAAGATGAAGATCGCCATGAACAACTTGAAGGAGTCGATCCTGAAAGTGTTCACGCCGGCGCGACTAGAGATGTTTGCGCGCGCCATGGAAAAGGTCGCCGATGTTGCCGAGTTCCTAGTCGACAACATCAAGCTTGTCGCGGTCGTCATTGGCGGCATCAAGCTTACCGGCCTTATTGGCGGCATGGCAGCGATGGCCACAAGCTCCGGAGCTATCGCAGGCAACATGGCCAAGACGCGGCTCGGGATCGCCGCTGCGGCGACGGCTGGGTTTGCGCTCGGCACCGCGCTCGATCGGGCGTTCGGGCTCAGCACGAAACTGGCGAATCTGGCTGACCCGAACAAAAAGTCGACGACCAAAGCGAAGATTGACACCGGGTTCATTCGAGATCGCGCCAACGAGCTTGCTCAGGCCAGTGGCCTAGGCGCCACGCGCGCGAAGTTCGGCGCGGCCCAGACCATTTCCGGGCCCAAGGCAGAGGCCCTCGGCTCCAGCGCGCGGGCGCTGCAACGTCAGGCCAGTGAGCGCGGAATCCGGGGGCCCGGGGGCCGTTTTAACAGAAACCTGGCGCTCAAACAGCTTTCAGGCCTTGACCCAACGAAGAGTGCGATCAATCGCAAGATTGCTGAGAGCGAGTTCGGCGACGTGGTCGACAACATGAAGAAAGCCCTTGAGTCAACTGAGGTGTTTGCCAAGGCCACCAAGGAGTTCCAAAGCAAGGGGATCAAGTTTGACGTGACCGTTGACTCCGAGGGCATCTTGAAAGCGGTGCGAACCGACGAGAAAGCACGAAGGGCTCCCCCACCGTAATGGCCGAAGGATTCACATTTGAAGCGAGTTACGACGGCATCAGAATCGATGTCGTTTCGTCGTCTGTGAACCATGCGCGCAAGGTGATCTCGCACACGTTCCCCAAACGCGACGGCGCGAACACAGAAGACATGGGCCGCGAGCCGCGCGAGATCACGATGGAGTTTCTGTTCCTAGACAACTTGCGGCTACCTCAGCTTCAGGTGATCACCGGGCAGATCTCAGAAGACGGTTACGAAAAGCGCTTTCGCGAGTTCAAGGAGCTCGTTGACGGCGGCGCGGTGCGCACGTTGATTCACCCGTACGAAGGCTCCGTACGCTGTCGCATTCGCGAGTTCTCGCACACCGCCAAAGGTGACGTGCAACCCACGATCAATTGCAACGCGACGTTCGTCGAAGAGATCACACAGCCGTCAACGTTCCGCGCAGGATCGGGATCGCAGAATCGCGCGAGCTCTCAAGAGGTGCGGTCAGCGAAGCTTGCCGCCGATGATGCGCTTAGCAGCTCAACCTTTGCCGCATCGGTACCGGCTGCCACGCTAACCGCCGTTCAGGCCAACGTCGACGACGCGCTCACAGAGGCCGAACGATGGGAGCTGAACCCGGATCTTTCGTCGCGCGAAGTGCAGCTACAGTACGCTCGGATCGCCAACAGCCTGAACGCCGATCTCGTGACGCTGGGTGCGCTGTCGTCGATCGATCGTTATCTGACGCACAAGACGTTTACGCTGTTGCAACGCAAGTTGCGCGATGCTGCCGAGGCGTTCACCTCAACCACCACTCGCATCGTTGAAATCACAACGACGGAAGCTTTGCCCCTACGCGTCATCGCCACGCGGTTCTACGGCGCAACCGAGGCCGAGCAGCGGTTCAACGAGATGCTCGAACTCAACCCTGGCATCTTTCGCCCGACGATCATTCAGCCGGGCACGACACTCAAAGCGTTCTCACCTACGGTAGCTAGCTCGAGATTGGTGCAGTGAGTGTTTTTACGCATGAGATCTCTGTTGTCGTTGCGCTGGATCCAATCCGGCTAACCGACACGATCAAGTTGCCCATCGGACGCGCCCGCGGCGTTCGGATCCCCGGCTGGAAATCCTACTCGGTCACAGTCGACATGCTGACTCCGGCCGACGCGTTTGACCTGGAAGTTCAGTTCACGCGTGAAGCTTGGGATCTATTGCGGCCCGACGCGGAGATCGGCGTGTACATCGACGAGACACGCATCCTGACTGGGTACGTCGGCACACGGGAAAAGACCTCAGGCGGTAGCGGCACGCTGATTCGCATCACAGGGCGCGACAAGACCGGGCGCCTGGTAGACGAGTCGGCCCCATTGTTCCGTTATGGCGGGCTTGGTATCCGCGAGCTCGCCGAAAAGATTTGCGGCATCGGGACAACCAACGCGCTGTTTAAACGCGTGGTTCTCGTGAACGCTCGGAACCGACTGCTCATGCGCGGCCGCCGCGTTGTCACCGCGCCGGTCAATCGCGAACCCACGAGCGGCGCGACGGAAGACGATTATCGCCAGCTTGACGGCGTCATCGTGGAGGCAATCCCCTCGACTGTCGCGAACCCACAGCCAGCACGGCGCATTCGCAAACGCGCGGTCATCGATCCGGGCATCTTTCAGGGGCGTGCGACGAAGAAAAAGGTGAACCCCGGGCAGACCCGTTGGTCGGTGCTTGAAGAGTTCTTGCGCGAAGCGCGGCTACTGGCGTGGAGCACCGGCGACGGCGAAGAGCTGTTCATCGGACTGCCAAACTACGATCAGGAGGCGCAATACGAGTTTCGCGAGTCAGCGTCAGAGTCGGCCGAGCGCGACGTTTCCAACTGCCGGATCACGGTGACCGAGAATGTCGAAGAGATGTACTCTGAGTACGTGGCCGTTGGCGCCTCTCGCGGAAGCTCCGCCAGCTATGGCGCCAACGTAATTCGCAACCGCGACTCGGTGTACGACAATCCCGAAAACACCGTTGACGGGACGGGGATCAACTTCCGCCGACCCAAGCGGCTACTGATTACGGACGACGGGATCAAAAACAAGCGGGATGCGCTGGAGCGTGCGGAGCGCGAACAGCTCGAACGCGAGGCCTCGCATTTTGAGGTGCTCGTCGAGGCATCTGGACACTCTCAGGAATATCGCGGGACGTTGGCGCCGGTCATCTACGTACCCGACACCATGGCCAAAGTGCGCGACGGCGACACCGGGCTGAATGGCGATTACCTGATCACGTCGTGCACCTACACTAGATCGCGTGAATCCGGGACTCGTACCAGTTTGCGCCTTGTTCCACGTGGAACACTCCTAGTCTTATGACCCGTTGGACCGCAGAAGACTTTCGACGTCGCAGCTCTCGCATGGCGATGAACGTCATGAACATGATCCGCAAAGTGGTGATCGGCACAACCAACGGCGGGCTATGGCAGGTGCTCGGGTATCAAACCACCGACTTCGACGAAGGTGAGGTGGTGACCGAGGGCGAAGACGATGAGCTCGTTGATGTCTTTCAGGGTACGCACATCTACGCGCGGCCGGCGGCTGGTGACGATTCCGAGGCCATCATGATTCACGTCGGTGGCGAAGCCGAACACCCGGCCGTCATTGCCACGCGCGACGAAGATGCCAGGCGCGCCTACGTTGACGATTATGGCGACATTGCCGAGGGAGAGGTCGTTATCTTTAACAGCTCTGGCGATTCGCGGATTCTTATCAGCGTCGATGGCGACATTGAGATCACGTCGCTTAATGAGGTCGTCATCCGCAACCCAGGCGGAACAACCGAACCACTAGTTCTCAAGTCCGAGCTCGACGAGTTCATCTCTGACATCTTCAACTCACACGATCACGGGTACAAGTCTGACTCGGCACTGCCAACGTTTAGCCAAACAACCGACCCACCGGATCCAACGGGCTCGGCCTTTCCAGGTACGGCCGTTCTGAAGGCCGAATAATGCCGGGCGACGATCTACTGATAGGCAATGACGGTGACTACGTCGATGATGGGCAAGGGGGCTTCACGCTCACAACTACGGCACAGCCCTCCGTGCGTCACCAGCTACTCGATCGCCTCGGCGATTGGATCGGCGACCCCGAGGCCGGCCGGGAGATCCGCGGCAACAGAGGGCGCAACGCCAGCGCCACCGAAATGGACGCGGAGCGCGACTCCCATCAGCGCGCGCTCGAAGTTTTGCAGAACGAAGATCTCATCGACAACATAGAGATCGAAGTGGACCGGGATCAGCTCAATCGGTTCGCGCTCCAAACCAGAACGCGTGACACCCAATCGGGCGGCACGATCGAGTTCTCAACCCTAAACGAGTTCGGTGGGTAATGCCGTTTACCGTCCCAGCGTTTGACGAAATCCGCGAGCTCTTGCTCGCAGCCATGAGCGGGCGTTTCCCGAACGCAAACCTGAACCGGTTCGGTGACCTGTACAAGCGGCTGAGCGTTGTGGCCCTTGGCGTCTGTGACAACCATTTCCACCTGAGGCAAGTCGGGCTCGACGTGATGCCAGACACCGCCGGTGGCGAGTTCCTAGATCGTCACGCCACGATTTGGGGCCTCACACGGCGTGGCGCTAGCGGGTCGGCCATCAGTGCAGGCCTACGCATCTTCGGCACAGCGGCATCGACAGTGCCCGTGAACGAGGCGCTGACTCACACGGCCAGCGGCCTGTCGTTTCAGACGTCCAGCGGTGGCACGATTCCGGCCGGTGGGTTTCTGGATGTGGACATCGTCGCTGTTTCGACCGGCGAGCTGACCAATCTCGAGGTAGGCCAGGAGCTTGACTTTGACTCCACCCCCACGGGGCTTGAGCAAACAACTCGCATCGTCATCGAACTCGAGGGCGGACAAGATCAGGAAACAGACAGCTCGCTGCGGGATCGCGTACTCAATCGCATCGCCGAACCGGCGGCCGGTGGCAACCGCAACGACATGGAGCAATTCGTGTTGGAGGCGTTGGCCGACATCGACACGGCCTACGTCTACCCGCACCGCAATGGCCTTGGAACGGTTGATTTGGTGGGGCTCCGCGGTGGTAGCGGTACGGCTCGATTGCTTACTGCCGGGGAGCGCACCACCGTTTTCAACACAGTGGACGCGCTGCGCCCCGTCACGATGACGATCCGCATGGTCGAGGTGACAACGGCGACTCAAGACATTGAGGTGCTCATCGTCCCCGAGTCGGACCCCGCCTATCAGTTTGATTGGACGGACGCGACGGCGCCGACGGTTTCGACCTACGTGGCTGGCACGCGTACGCTCACGTTTGGCGCGGTGCGGCCGGCAGACATGGCCGTTGGCGATCGCTTGCTACTCGACGATCCGCTCAGCGACGGCACGGAGTCTGTGATCGAGTCATTGAGCGGTACGAGCGCTGTGGTGCTCACCGAAGATCTCGGGTACGCGCCCACAGCATCGAGCCCCGTTTACTCAGGTAGCCCCATCACAGCCAACATTCGCGCGACGATTCAGGCGCTGTTTGACTCGCTCGGCCCGGCCAACCCCGACTCGGCCAGCGGCCAAACGTACGGAACGTGGGAAGGCAACTTGCGCCTATCCAAGCTGTTTGAGGCGATTCAGACAACGACAGGGGTACTCGACTCAACCATCGTGGCGCCGGTCGCCAATGTTGAGGCAACCGATCCGGCGTTTCCCACAAACACTACAGTCGAGCTGCTGATCGCGGGCAAGTGGATCATCCGAAAGGACAACACATAAATGGTCCGTCTCATCAAAGACTGGAGTGCTGAGAACGCGCTAACCAAGGCGCCAAGGAGTCTGTCTTGAGCACGCCAGTAATCGATATCAACCAAGTAACGCTCGGCGCTGGCACGCCTGGCCAGTCGCGCGACGACGGTGTGCTGTCGCAAGTTGTCACTCTCAGCGACACGGCCAACCCACCGGGCGCTCGTTTCTGGGAAGTGATCGACAAGCCAGTTGGCGAGTCGGCGACACTCAGCTCCGCCACCGCCGATGAACCCACGTTCACGCCAACCGTCGAAGGCACGTGGCTATTCAAGGTCACCTACAACGCAGTCGAAGCGAGCGGCAACAACAACGCTATTGGCGAGTTCATCACTACGCAAGGCGGTTTCGGCATCAAGCTCGCCAACGGGATTCGTATTCCGGGCGCTGGCGAGACAAACCAGTTTGACGGCGACGGCTGGCACCCGGCGATGGATCAAGCGCTTCGGGTGATCGGTACCGGCGGCGGCACCACTCTCGATTCATCCTATGACGGTGGCGGCAGCGGTGCCGGTCGAACGATTACGGCCGATGCGAACGCGGTCGCTGTTACCTCGTCAGCTGCAGACAACAACAACTTGTTTGAGCTCACTAAGTCGCCAGCCGGATCGCAGTCTGGCGATGGCTTGCTCGTTACGATGGGCGCCAACACAACAGGCGCTGGCATCTCTGTCGCGCAGTCGGGGAGCGGGCCGAGCATTGAGACGTCGCTAGGCGCTGTTGGAGCGCCCGCGTATTCGTTCTCGGGCGATCCCAACACGGGTATCTACGCCAGCGCGGCCGACGAATTGGCTATCACCACAGCCGGAAACCAGGCCACACGCTGGTCGGTTGCGGGTCAACAGTTGTCGCTGAATGGCGGAGTGGGGGCCCCTCAATACTCGTTTGCCGGCGATCCAAACAGTGGAGTGTTTCAGGGATTGTCGGCCGACACCGTCTCAATCGCCACCGGCGGTGTCGAGGCTTGTCTATGGAACGCCTCGCAACAGACGTTGGTAGCGGCCGGCGCGGTGGGTGCTCCTGGCCTGGGATTTGGCGTCGACGATGACACCGGCATCTACAGGTCAGCCGTCGACGAGATCGCGATAACAACAGGAGGCACGCAGGCGACCCGCTGGTCGATTGCGCAACAACAGCTCTCACCCCTCGGGTCGCTGGCGAACCCGCAGTACTCGTTCGCCGGGGATGACAACACGGGTATGTACGCAAACGCCCCCGATCAGATCCGGATCGTTGCGGGCGGCGCTGCTGGGTTTACGGTGACGAGCACGAGCGTGCAGTTCCAACAGGAAATCCAGTGCGTCAACGGCGACGCGGGCGATCCGCAGGTAACGTCATTCTTCGATCAGAACAGCGGCATGTTCTGGATCAACCCCGACATCTTGGCGCTGTCTACTGGCGGCACCGAATGCGTGCGATGGATCGCTTCGCAACAACAGCAGTCCCCTGACGGTTCGGCGGCTGCGCCCCAATACTCGTTTGTTAGCGAGCCTGATTGTGGGCTGTACCAAGGCGCCACCGCCGACACGCTTTCGGTCGCCACAGCTGGCACCGAGGCGATGCAATGGTCGGCCGATCAGCAATCGCTGGCGACGCTGGGAACGGCGGCGTTGCCTAGCCTGTCGTTTATCGGGGATCCAAACACTGGCATCTATTCGCCCGGCGCCGACCAGGTCGCTGTTTCGCAGGGTGGCGCGCAGGTCGCGGCGTTTCGAACCGACGACGGCTTTGAGCTAGTGCAGCCAGTGCAAACAAGCGGCACGCCTCAGGCGCTGCGGGTTGCCCCCGGAGCGCACACAACGCTGACAGCTAGCGCAGACGTCACCGACGTACATTTTGATCTCGCCAGATCCGTACAGCTCAATACAGGCGCGGTCGCGCTATGGGAGTCGGTCAAGTTTTCGCCACCGACGATCGCGTTCGTGGGGTCGAGCACGGTAACGCAGGCCATGAACGTCGTGATCGACGGAGGCCCGGCCGCAGGCACCAACGCGACGATCACCGATTCTTTTGCGCTGGCGGTCAACGGTCGGATCATTACCGATCAGGGTGTAGCGCTCGGCGGTGGTAGTACCGCGACACTCGGAACCGTTGGCGGATCTGGCCCGTCGGCGACTGCGCAGGCGAGGTGGCTGCAGGTCGACACAACGGCAGGCGGAACCGGTTTCTTGGCTGTTTGGGAATAAGGGAAGGAAATGAGACACATCAAAGTCCCGGAAGACATTGCGCTAGCAAACCCCGAAACCGGGACGCGCCTGCGAGAACCGTCAAAAGAAGACGCAACCATCATGGTTGACGTCGCGCCAACGACGTTCCATCAGTTCGTGATGCGCAACTTGGTTTCGAACAACGACGTGTTCGGCCAGGGGTACGCGTCGGTGCTGGCCGCGTTTAAGGTCGACGCAGCGTTCAGGGATGCCGACCCCGGCGATGTGGTCGACTTGGAAGACGATGTGCATGAGAAGTTGTGCGACGCGCTCAATCGAGCCGAGTGGCGAATCCCCGCGATCGCGATGCAGTACATGGCGTTCATGGCCGCGATTGTCGATGCGCCGTCGATGCGACTTAGCAAGGTGGCTGCGAGCTAATGGCCTTTGGCGGCAAAGCGGCGTGGGGCACCACGAGCTGGGGTAACGCCCCAGCGCCGCCACCGATCCCCACACAGCTGAAACAGATCGTCGTGAGTCAGGGTGGCGTCACCTACCGCTTGCGTACGGCGAAACCTAGGAACGTGATCGGATGACAACGGTTGCGCAGTTTCGCTTTGAAGAGCTGAACGACAATGTCCGGCCGGTCGACGCTGCGGCGAACATGAACGATCTGTCAGACGATCCGGCCTCGACGCCAGCGCTCACAACGCCCCCGATCGTGACAGCAATCACGGGCCGCGGGCGACAGTTTGATACCGATGTGGGGTTTGTCGGAACCGAGGCCGTCGCAGATTCAACGCGCCTAACGCGCGACCTGACGGTGCGTGCTTGGTTGCGATACGAGATCGGCAACGCATCCAACGGCGAGCGAGGCACCATCGTTGCCCGGGGTCGCCGTGGCAGTGCGGCTGAGCGGCTGATATGGGGGCTAGAGATCGAGCGCGTAAGCGCCACTCACGCCAAGGTGCGTTGGCGCTGGGAAGAGATCGGCGGCGGCGCGGCCGTTGTGACGGCGTACGAATTCATCCCAAACCCGGTCGGGTTTTTCGAGATCGCTGCGGTCCGTCGGTGGGTCAACACAACGGAAGTCGAGCTCGAGTACTACGCCAACGCAACGCTGCTCGGATCTGAAACCGTCGCGTTCGGCGACATCGGCGAAGGCGTTGGCGGATCTCTCACGGTTGGCTGCGCCGGCGATTCGCTTGGCGATTATGAGCTGTTCTTGCCGACCGATTCGATCATCGATTCGATCTCGATCGAAGATGACGCCATGAGCGCTGAAGAGATCCGGCAGGATTTCCGGATGGTCTCAGTGCATCAGCCGAGCGGCTATCAGATCTTGAAGAGCTACATCCCACCGGGTGAGGCGTACACAACGGATCCGACGTCAAACGTCCGCAAATGGATTGCCGCCGAGGGCGATGCCATTGGCCATTTGCTAGGACTCGGCGAGCGGATGCACGAAGATTTGCTACCCGACAGAGCCTACGGCGCCGCCCTTGAAAAGTGGGAAGAGCTCACCGGCCTAACGCCAGCGCTCGGGGCAACGATCGCCGAGCGCCGGACCGCGCTTCTAGGGTTTTTGCGTAAGACCGGCGGGTACACAATTGCCGATCTGAAAGATGCACTCGGGCCATTGTTCGGGCTAACCGGATCGCAGATCGACATCATCGAGTTTACCGGCGTTCGCACCGACGACTTTGCAACCGACGACATCACCACCCCACCGTCGTCGATGTGGCGCACGCTCACGCAAGGCGCGACGATATCGGTAGCGGCCGGAATCTGTCGACTTGATCAAACCGGGGGAACCGTCAACGCCATCTGGCCAAACGCTTGCCCGCGGCGCGAGACAAGCGTCACCGGCGACGGCGCCGTATTTGTCGTTACGGTGGACAACTACGAAAGCAGCACCGACGTCGATGGGCTGGTCGGCCAGTACTGGCGATCGACCGATTCAAACAACGCTGTGTTCTGGGGCGTGATCGACGATGGCGGCGGCTGGGATGTCTCGTATTTCACCGTGGTCGACAACGTTGTTTCCGCCGTGACCAGTGTGGTGGCGTCTGTGACCGAACCTGTCGAGCTGTATTCGCGGTACCTCGGATCGGGGGAGTTCCAGCTTGGGCGCATTGTTGCCGGCGCCATTACGATCGACGCGACGATTACCCCGTTTTCCGTAGACCCGAAATGGTGCGGCATGATTGCGGTACATCCGGGGGCCGCAACCGGCGATTTGTTTGCCGAGTTCGACGACGCCTCGGTTTTTGAGCCTGAGACGCGACGAGCATTCCACTTCATGGCCTATCGCAATCCGGCGCTGTCTGGCGTCTACGACATCAATACGGCGCAGCAACAGCTCGACAAACAGTCGCCAGCGCACGTTGTACCGGCCGCGGTCACCGATACCCGGGGGTTCTTGCACGGCCCGACTGGCACCGGACGCCACGGTATCGATCCGCTCTATCCCAAGATCAGCTAGGTGACCCATGGCGCTACCAACCAGCAGAGACTTTGACGCAACCGACGCGGGCCCGCTAAACCACACAGTCACCAACGCGATCCAAGATGCGATCGTGGGGCGTCAGCACGGCGAAATCATCGCCCACCTCCCCGCGACCGCGTTCGTCAACTTCAGCGGCGCGACCTTAAGCGGGGAGCAACGATGGGACCTCACAAGCGGCGACCGCGTGGTGGCACCGCTAAGCCACATCCTAGTGGAAGACAGCGTGCTTACCGAGTTCACGGTGTACTACGAGGGCGACGCGACATTGACTGTGGAGTTCAGGGTCGACTCCAACGATCTGATTAGCAACACTGTTCTTACGCCTGTGACGGGCAAGAGCACAGCGGCCTCGGCCGGTTTCCAGACGCTCGCATTCACGTCAGCAGACGCAGGGATTCCGCTCACGGTCGCAACGGCCACACAGTACTTCATGGTCGGCAGCGCCGCCGTCGCTGCCGGTACCGTTGGCCTGCTCGGCGTACAAATGAAATTCACCAAGCCCACCTAGTACAATGCTCGTGTGGCTGCAGAATTTCGCGATGGCACTCCGGTACAAGGCGTACCAGTACCGGGCCATGGCGAAACGTTTGAGGGCGCGACAGGATCAATCCCCCAACACATCCCACCCGAGCAAACCGACCGGATGGTCGCAGCAATGCTGGATCGACTCGCTCAACTCGAGGCGATGAGCGAAAACACCCCCATTCCTGGCCAGCCACCGCCCCCCACGCCACAACAGGTTATCGAGCAAGCGCTCGGCCACATCGTCGAAAAGCACGCAGGCCCGCCGCACAAGCGCGTGCTCGGTATGACCGGGCCAGACCTGGTCAAGTTTGTGCTCGCGATGGTTGTCGCTATCGCCACCGCATACTACGGGATGAAGTTCGCGATCGAGCGCAACACCGGGCAAATCGAGGCCAACGAGTCAAGGATCGAGGGCCATCAAGACGCCCATCAGAAGGTAGACGAACGGCTGCACACGCTGGAACGTGCGACCGATCGAGTAGAGGTAAAACAGGATCAAACACTCGACGCGATTCGGAGCATTCGGGAAGGCCTGAAACGCGATCACAGACGGCGGAGATAATGACAGGCCATGGCACTGATTACCGATCCCGACAATCTATCCCAGGGGAATCTAACGACACCGACGGATGCCGTGTGGGGAACACCAACCGGCGCCACCGTCACGATCACGTCGGCCGGTTCGGGGCTGCCCTCGATCACCGCAAACGATTATTTCGAGGTGCGAGACCACTCTGACCCCGAAAACAATGGGCTTTACAAGGAGTCCGGCGGGTCGCCTGCCACAGGATCAATCACTGCTGACAAGGTGACCGGGGTTAACCCGGTAGCCAACGCGGTCGGCGAAACGATTCGCACGTTTCACACAGATGCGTCGGCATCGACTGAGAAGTCTGTACATTTCGATACGGACGCCAACGACGTCTATTTGCTGCAGCAAGGCAACCTGTCAACAGACGGCGTGACACTGCAGGCGCTCTATTCGTTCGCGAAAATCGAGTGGGAAAGCGATCCGGATCTGATCCCGTTCGATTTCCCGTTCCAAGGGATTACCCCGGAGCAATTCGAATTCATCGAAGATTGGACACCGGCCACTCCGGCGGGCGAAGCCATCACAACAGAGAAGTTGATTCGTACTGGCGGGTGGTCCGAGATCACGTCGGCCGATGTGACGCTGAAACAATATTTCGGCGTCATCACTCTAGGTACGTTTGAAGATTCTGGCGCCGACACCGCCTACTATATTTTCGGCACCGATCCGTTGGTCGATAATTCAACGGACTACGAATTTGCGGGGCCGGTGAATGAGGCGGTTCTCTCGTTTGAAGAACTCGGGAACCCTGACACGTGCGATTTTGCGACGAGCAGCACGATCACGCGCGCATCGGGGTCGTTTATCACCGACGGTTACAAAGTCGGCGGCGCTGTTACCGTCCGAGCGGCAACCGTTGGCGGAAACGATGGGACGCACACGCTTACCGGCGTCGCAGCTCTGACTCTAACGGTGTCAGGTACCCCATTCACAACGGGCACCGATACCGCCGCGCAGCTTGCGGTAGATAACCGAAGTTCGTTCTCAACGAGACTTCGTGTGCGTGACGCTGATCCCAACGGCAAGCTCTACGATTTCTCGGATCTGACCGCAATTGGTGTCTCGACGCTAACCAACAAGGTCGAGCGTTTCCCGCTAGCGAATGCCACCGACCTCAAGGTTTCTGAGACTGACGCGAACATAAACACAAATGTTCCGTACATAGACATGAGCGTTCGCTACCTTGACGCGACGTTCAACATGGAAATCGACACAACGACGAAGCGCGACTTCGGGATTGTGATCGACGTCGGCACCTACTCGGAAAGTAACGGCGCATCGGCATCGTCAACGCTGTTCACGTCGGCGAACATTGGAGACATCACCGTCGGGGATTACACAGGCGGCGAGCTCATCATCCATGAGGGGACGGACCAGGGCACACATACAATTAGCGGTACCCCCGTAAACAACGCTGGCACATTAGAGGTAACGACAACGGTGTCACTCACTGCCACCGAGTCAAACTTGTCGTTCACTTTGCAGCGCTCCACCCCAGTTACTGCTACTGCCGAAGAGATATACGAGTTCGTGCAGCGCCAGTTGCGCCGGACAACCGATATCGATAACACCGACGGCACCGTGATCGGTCGCGCTGCCGATGACCTCTTAACGTTTGTTGGTGACACGTTAAACGCCGGGGTCGGAATTCCTACCAACCCCGCCGGATCCGGAAGCGGCACGGTGATCGTCGGCTTTGATTCGAACGACACCAACAGGCTCGGATTCACCGACAACGGTGGGACGCTAAGAAACTTCCCATTCGTCGCGGCCGGGACGATCAACTTTAACCCCAACCTCGTCAGCGACTCGATGGGCAGCTATTGGATGTTCTTTTCACATACGGGATCGGATGCGGTTGCCGATCTAGCGTTTAGTGGCGTATCGGGTGCAACGGCATCAATGGACTCTGCTGGCAGCAACCTTCCCACCCTGACCCAGGACGACTACATTAACGTTACAGGCGCGACCAATCCTGAGAACAACGGGATTTGGATCGTGACCGATGCATCGCCGTCGTCAACGCAGGCGGACGTACGAAAAGTTTCCGGCGAAACCGTCGTCAACGAAACAGCATTCGCGGGCACTATCGAGCACAACCCAATCAACAGCCCGAGCGCGATCATCGTAGACAACAACGCCGGCGCTGACATTTCTGGCTCGATCGGCGGCGCGAGCGTTGCGTTTGATTTCGACTACGACGGAAATACTCAGGGAGGCCGCACGGCGGCCACAGATGCCGCGATCACGCTCCGAGCCATCGGGTTAGAGACGGGTCAGTTTGTCGAGACGACCGGAACGATAACGCGAAACGTGGGACTAACGTTCTCGTTGGTCGCGGGTCTTGAACGTAACTACAGCAACCCGTAATGGCGACACCCTCGATACGCTGCCGCACGTGCAAGCAGCTCAAAAGCTGTGAAGGCGAGTTGCGCAAGGCGCAAGTGGTGTTGCAAGAGCAGTCAAACGAACTCGTACGGCTGCGCGAGCAAGTGCACGATCAGGATGACCGGCGACAGGGCAGCAATACCAGCCTACAAAGCGCCATGAAAACGATCGCCGACTTGAGCTCGCAGCTCTCGGCCAAGAGTGCCGAGGTTGCGTTGCTCAAAAGAGGAGCTGACTAGGTGGGCGTTATCGTCGTTTGTCAGGAGACGTGTTGCGTTAATCGACTAACGCAATGGGAGTTCGCTCTGTGCAATTTCCGGCCGGATTCTGCGCACGTCCTGGGCGACGACGATTCGCAATGGTCGCCGCATGCGCAGGTTACAAAGATCGGCAACATCTCCGAGCTACCCAACGATCACGCGTTCGTCGTACTAGCGCCGGCCAACGGCACCAACATCGCCGGCGACGAATCGCTTGTTGATTTCACGCACCCAACTGACGTGATCTACTTTTTCGGATCGGACGCTCAGCACGTTGAGCAAGGAGATCTCGATCGCGTTATCGATCACAAGGTGTATGTTCCCAACGACAGCAACGACCAAATGTTTTCATTCACGGCCTACGTTGTGACCGCGTGGGATCGTCGAATGAAGGCCACGTGATGCCATGGCGATTGTTGACGGCCGAACAGCACTGTCAGGGTTTGAGTCTGGCGACACGCCAGCGCAGCCGGATGATCTGACGGGCGCTGCGGGCGGCACTGCCGATACAGAGATCTTCATTCAAGGTTCGCGGTCCTACGGCTACTATTCGGGATCAACGCGTGCAGGTCTACTCTACGACGCGGGCAGCGCTCAGGACTGGTCGGACAATACGTTTTACATTTGGGTAAACTGCGGCGTCGCGGGCCTCCTAAACATCAAAACAAACGGAGGCCTTGCCGTTCGGTTCTGTGGCGCCACTGTTTCCGATTGGTTTGAGGTTTACGTCGCGGGATCGGACGACTATCCCAACGCCGTTCAAGGTGGTTGGGTCATGCTTGTTGTGGACATTGAGAAAGCTAAGACTGCGAGCGATGCAACCAACGGAACGCCACCGGCCACGAGTGCTATTCGCTACGTGGGTATCAGCACGCAAACGCCATCGATGCCGCGCATGGCTGACAACACGTGGCTTGACGCGATGTGGCGCTTGCCAGCGAGCACGGCGGGTATACGTGTCGAGGGGCAAAACACAGGGTCAGTGGATTGGACGTGGGCCGACTTGCTCAGCTCGTCTGACACTAACGCTTGGGGAACCGTTAAAACGGCGCCAGGTGGTGGTATCGCCATCAACACGCCAATCCAGTTTGGCGCCAATGACGCAGTGGCCCACGGCTTTAGTGATACAAACCAGATCATTCTTTGGGAAGATTGGGATGTTGATGCCGACTTCTACGGGGTGACAGTGATCGGCGGGTCGAGCACGCAATCGTTTGAGCTCGGGGTTAAGACGGGCACGGGCGACGATGCCACGGGCGCGCAGGGTGGGATCATCGCAGCGTCAGCCACCGGGGAGCGTTTCTTCTTTGACGCAGACGACGCCAACATCGACGCGTGCAACGTATATGGCGTGCAGTTCATTCATGGCGCCGACTTTCAGCTCGACGACGCCAACACGAGCGTGATCTCGTGCGCGTTCGTCGATTGCACCAGTGCCACCGTTACCAATGCCGGCGACTTCTTGGCGTGCTCGGTGATTAACGCAAACACCGCTGACGGCGCAGCGTTTGTTACGACCGATGACATCACTGACATCGTGCGTTGCTCGTTTGAAAACAGCATGGGGTATGCAGTTGAGCTAACGACACCGCGTGTCGCATCGCAGACGAGTAAGGGTAATTTGTTTTCGGGGTACGGTCCGGCCGTTGAAACGTTCGACACCGAACTCGACGTCAACGGCACCACTGAAGTCATCACGGTCACCGCTCACCCTTGGAGCACGGGAGATCCCGTTCTCTACAACGACGAGGGCGGCACAGAAACCCCGGGCCCGACGGATGGCACCGTGTATTGGGTGCGGTCGCTCACGGCCAGCACGATCAGCCTGCACACCAGCGAAGCTGACGCCAACAGCGACACCGCGCGCGTTAACCTAACAGCGTCCGGCGGGGGAAGCGGCGAGACGCACTCGCTCTACTCGGGCGAAGCAGCCGTCAAAAATGACACCGCGGGCGCCGTTACGATCTCGATCACTGACACGGGGGACTCCCCCACGATCGCCAACGGCGTCGGCGCCTCAACCACCGTGAGTGCCGATACAGAGATCACGCTCACGGGGCTTATCAATGGCACAGAGGTGCGTGTGTACGCAGATGGGACAACGACGGAGCTAGCGGGGATCGAGGATGTCGTCGGCAACCAGTTTGTATTTTCGCAGCCGGCAACCGACGTTGTGGACATTCGGATCTTCAAAACCGATTACGAACCGGCGGACATTATGCAGTTCACAATGCCAGCGAGCGACGCGTCGATTCCGGTACAACAGCGGCTTGACCGCAACTTCAGCAATCCCTAATGCCAACGTTTGACGGGGACAACTTGGTCATCACGCTCGACTCGGGCGTTACGTCGATTGATGTGGAAGTGGACCTGTATTCGGATTGGAAAGAGTGGATGCTGCTTTCCGATAACGCCAAATACCCCCCGGCGTTTCGCACGATCGGCGGCGACAACCTCACGCCGGGTATCGAGGCCGGAGCATACTTTTTCCTGCAAAACCAGGACGGCTGGCGCATTAAACCCCCCGAAGAAGACATTACGATCTTCGTGAGCGGAAACTTTGCGCCCGAAGACTCCGACGCTGAAACTGTGGTGCCAACTGATGGCGCTTACACAGCTGCGATCTTTGGGCTGCAGCCGATTACGCAAAAGGTCGACGAGTTGCTCACGGTCTCGCAGGAGGCCTCTTACAACGGCGCAGTCTTTATCGACACGATCGACGGAACGCCGGGCGCAGCCTATCCATGCGGTCTACTGAGTGAACCGACGAGCACACTTGCCGACGGTCTCACGATCGCCAACAACCTCGGGCTAAAGAAGCTCTTGGTTCGCGGCACGATCGTGTTGACGCAAGATATGTCTGGGTTTTTGTTTGAGGGCCGCGGCACGCCAGCGGTAATCATTCTCAACGGTCAGACGATTGCGGGATGCACGTTTGCAGACGTGATGATCACTGGCGATGCAAACTCGTCTACAGGGGTCCTTGTCGATCGTTGCCTCGTTTCGTCTGTTACGAATATCGGAGCGGGCATCACTGAGAGCTCGCTACTCGGTACCAATACGCTCGTTGTTGGCACCGCGAATGATGGTTTCATCTCCAACAGCGGTGCCCACAAAACTGCGGGCATGGCACCGATCATTGACTTGCAGGGCGCCCACCAGTCCGTGGATATTCGCGCCTACGTGGGCGCACTTGAGATCGCTGGAGTCAGCCACGTATCTGCGACAGTGGAGGCGGACATCGATGTTGGCGTTGTTACGCTAGCTGCATCCGACACTGCCGGGACGATCACCATCCGCGGCATCGGAACGCTGACTGATAACTCAGCGGGCAGTACCGTCAACAGCGATCTCTTAATCAACAATGAGTCGATCGTGGCCGAGGGGATCATCATCCGGCAGGGCTGGTCGCGACAGGTCGATCCGACCTCAGAGATGCGCGGCATCATCCATCTTGAGAGCGCGGGCGAGGCGGTGACATTGCCAGGCGGCGCGACGTGCACGTTTCAGGCATACGATCGCGCGGGCGCCAGTATTGCCGGTTACTCCGGTAGCGGCACGTTGCGCACGATTGGCAGCGATACGTTTTTTGATTGCTCGGCGACCTATACACCTACCGCTGGCGAAGCGATCACAGTGCGCGTCACGATTACCGGATCCGGCGTTGGCGACAGCACGCACAACGGTCTCACGCAAATCGCGTTTCCCGAATTCTAATGGCGCTGATCACGGTCACCCACGGCAATTGGATTCCGCCGACGGGGGCACGTACCGGCACTGCAACGATCTCGCCTGGCCAACAGGTGCAAATGCTGCCGGCGCAGATCGCATTCGTTGTCACGTGTGTTCACGCGGAGCTCGCGGCGCTTGCGGAAACGACGGGCATCTTGGTTGCTCCGTCCGAGCTGAGCTTGCTCGAGTCGCTCACGCCCACGACAGCTGTTCTAACGGCGCTGGGGCCAACGGCTGAGCTAACAACGCTGGCGCTTGGTGCGCTGCTGGTCGCAACGCCATCCCCGGCAAACACAACGGTGGCCGACACCGGGGCAACGCTAGGCGATGCGCATCCGGCGGGCGAAACGGACGCGCCCGCCGATACGGCCACGCTTACCGGCGACGCTGATACAAGCACGCTAGGCGATGACGATGGTGGCGGCGACTTAGATGAATGTTAGGATCTGCCGCATGGGTCGCACACACAGCGTTGCGCAAGGCGAAGACAAGGTTCTCACGCTCACCGTGAACGACTCCAACGGCTCACCGAGAGATCTCACTGGCGCCTACGTCTATTTCGCGATCAAACGCACCGACGATGACGCTACACAGGTCGTGCAATACGACAACGATGCGGGCACCGGCGTTACGTTGCTGGCGCAATCAGGCGCGACGCTAGGGCAAGCCGAGATCGCTGTGGCCGCGGCCGATACAACCGCAGAACCGGTCGGCACAGCGCTAGTGTACGACGTGTTCGTTCGGTTCGATCCGGCCGGCGCTGACAACGAGCGCGTGCAGGTGGTCGACGGGACGTTTCAGATCACGCCACGCCGCGTTGTGATCCCATGATCGCCGGCCTCGTGGCAGGGCTCATTGCCGTTTCAATGGCCTCGCTGGGGTTCGCTGGCTATGCGCTGGCGCTCGCGATTAAGAACGGCAAACTCTCTACGCGTGTAGCCACGCTCAACACACACATTGATCAGGAGTCGCTTGCGCGCAAGGGGTTGCAGCGCGAGCTCGACAACACGAAAACGCGCCTAGAGACCGTGATTCACGATCGTGACGTAGAATTACACGCACTCTATGGCGACCTTGAAAAATGCGGCGATCCCGCTGCTCGTGGGGCTGTTGCTGTCCGTGGCATCCGCCGCATGTTGTCGGGACAGCCACCAACGGCTCCAGACGACACCACGCCCAACGTGTCTAAAAAGCCCCCCGCCGGTCGATAAAGTCGACGACGACGGGTGGGCGTTGCCTGGGTTCGACAAGTGCCCGGCCGACGCCAACTTTGCCACGTGCCTAACCATCACCGGTTCGGTGCAGCTGGCGAAAGCGATTCGCAACCTGAAGCGGTACGCCGCGGATGCGTACACGCGCTGTGGACCTAAACCAAAGGAACCCAAATGACGAGACGTTTTGAGTTTGGACTGATAGTGGCGGTGCTGTTGTTCGTCGCTGGCATTGTGCTCGCGAGCTCGGAGGCACGCGCTCAGGACGCGGACAAAGACAAGCCGCCGGCATCGTCGGTTCTCCCGAGCGAATCAGGGGCCAATGCCGAGGCTGCGAAAGAGCAACCCAAGGCCGAGGCTAATGCCAAGGACGACAAAGATAGTTCTGACCTCGCCAGGGAACTCTTCATCGCTTTGACTAGCGGCAAGTGGTTGCCGGCCGTTGGCGCTGCCTTGATGCTTTTGATCGCGGGAATCAGAAAGTTCGGCACGAAGATCTTGCCATGGCTCGGCACGCGCAAGGGCGGTTACGCGCTGGCGTTCACAACCGCAATGCTGACAGCGGTAGGCGTTTCGATGAGCGCCGGCGAGTTCTCGTGGGCTGTAGTCGTAAACGCGGTCGGGCTTGGGTTTGCCGCTATCGGAGTGCACCAAGCGCTCAAGGATGCTAAAACCACTTCCACGTCGTAGCGACGCACTGTCGCTGCTTCTGTCGCCATCAGGGAGGCTCTTCGGAGTCTCCCTGTTTTCGTTTCGGTAACGGTCTGCCCGGCTCTGTCTCTTCATCCCAACCCCCCTGTGATTCCGGCAACGCCGGTGGTGTTTTGAAAACGACGCAGACGCGTGTCTCGCCGTCGATGGATTGGATTGAGAGATCCTGAACGTGCTCGTTTCGCACGTGGTCGGCCAGGTACTCCAAGAAATCTGCGAGCGCGGCGGCCGAGGTGAGTTGCAATGTCATGAGCACAGGAATAGCGGCAAACGCGTCGATCGTGGCGGGTATGTACGATCGGTGGCCATGGGTGCTAGTGGGTACAACGAATCGGAACATTCTGCCGGCCGTCTTACCTGGGATCATATCACCCAGGCTGTAAAAGCGTTCCAGCGAGCTCACGGGCTCACTGTTGACGGCATGGCTGGGCCGATGACACAGGGTGCCATGCGTGCGGTGTCAAAGCCGCTGCGCACTGCAGAGCGCTACTGGCCGCTGGCTGACTTGCCCGACGGTAGGCACCCGCGGATCACCTCGGGCAGCAAATGGAACAATCGATCGAGGCCGTCGCACATGGGCTGCGATCTGTTCTACCGGTGGCAAGAGTCCGATGGCGATGTGCCGATAGGAGACGGCGGCGCAGCGGGGCGCGGTGGCAAGCCGAGGTGGTTTTATCCCGACGATGCGTACGTGCGCGCCACCGAAGCGGGTGTTGTTAGCTACTCAAACCCTAAGCACTGGACAGGCGGGTTAATTTGGATCACGCACGACGTCGGCGGGATTCGGTCGGGGTATATGCACCTGAGCGAGCACCTGGTTAAGGTCGGGCAGCGCGTTGTGGCTGGACAGATCATTGCCAAGCCTGGCGACAATCCGAAGGCGCGTGACGCAAAGCACCTGCACTTTGAGATCTCGACTGTAGACACGTACGCGCCGATGGCCCCCGAGCCGTATCTGGCCGATGCGATCCACCTCAAGGCCGGCGAAGCGGATCTGATCGACGGTAGCGAGTGATAGGCTGCGCTCATGGGTCAATTGATTCGCGACACCGACAACGCCGTTACGCTGCACACCGCTGCGAGTTCGTTGGCGGCGCCATCGGGCGGCGGCGACGGCGCTGACCTAACGGCGATCCAACGCGGGCCGGCGAGTAGCCAGTTTTACCTGGTAACGATCGACGGGTCGACGACGCTCAACCTGACGGTGGCCTGGCTAGACGTATATGACGGGTCGGCGTGGCGGCGCGCGGTGAATCTCAACGGTGGCGCGCAAATCGATCTTACTGCGACGCTCGGGTACCAAGAGATCGTCGAGGTTGCCGATCCCGAGCGCGCGGCTGTCGAGGGGACACTCAGCGCTGGCAACGTTACGATCGTGATTACGCCGCTCGAGTTGAGCTAGGCGTGCCGCCACTCGAACTCTTTCCCGCACCCTAAACAAAACGCCGGCCGCGGTTTCCCGCGTGGGCCATCTTCCTTGGCGATCAGCGTGCACGGGATGCCCGAGTAGTGGAACAAAAGGCAATCGCACGCGGTGAAATCGATATCGCACTGTTCAATCTTGTGACCGGGGTACTGGCGTTTGTACGCGGCCACCTTGCGATCGAACGCGGCGCCGAATCGGTTGCGGCTAGGGCTTGGCACGCGGAGACTCCAATCTCATGAACGACACAGTCGCTTTGCTGATCGCCTCCCACGGGGTATCGGCGTAGCCAAACCAACGCCCCTCGATCGTCGCGCACCACTCGGCCGCGGTGGGATCCTGTCGTTGGCGACTGATCCGGTAGTGCACGTGTACGTCGCCCCAGGGCCGCATCACAGCACCAACTTCGTCGTCACGCTGATCCCGAGCAGCTCGGCGACTTGTGCACGCACCGCGGGCGATGCGCTTTGCCACCGGATCAGAAACAACGCACCGCGTGCGAGCAGTGCCGATCGAGTTACCGATGCGTTGGATGCGGCGGCGTCGATCACGCTGAGCTCATCTTCGGAAATCGAAACGTTAATTTTCGCCATGATCGTAATCCATCCTTGCTAGCGCGGCCTCGAGGTAGACGGCGGGCCGCTCGTAGTACAGGGGTACCCGGTGGCGCTTGGCCACCGACCTCAGGTATTGATACGCGCGCGGCGTAACGGGTTCCGCATCGGCGCCCCACTCCCACCACCACACACCGTTGCGTTCGACAAACCGGATGATGCGGTCGGCGGGTTGGGGTTGGCGACTCATCGCGCGCCCCCAATCAGCGACGCCGTCATGCCACCTCGAGCGCCGCGAACTCATCGGCGCACGCGGGATGCGGATCGAGGTCGCAAATCGACAGCCACCGCGCGGCCTCGTCATTTGAGATCTCCTCGTAGGTTTCGCGCGACCCCTGCCACTGTGACCAGTGATTGAGGATCCAGCGGCCACCAGCGGTGCGATAGAGTTTTTCGTGGTCGAACTTGCCGCCGGCGACAAGCGAGACATGATTGCTACCATCCCATCGCGTACCCTCGTCAAACTCGGTCGCTTTTGTGATGTCGAACCAACGGCCGCTGCCGTCTGTGAGCTGTACTCTGTTGTTGTTTGTCGCCATTAGCGCACCCCCTCAATCGCGTCGCGCAACGTCTCGCTGTAGATATCCCAGCACTCGCCGTGCTGATCCTTTGGCACCTTCAGGAGCGCAAACGCATCGGAGTCCCAATCGCCGGTTAGGGATTCGCCTGGGAACTCCTCGATAAAGTCGGCGGCATCGGCGATCGCCTGGTACCGCGCACGCCAGTACCACTCGACGTCGACCGGTACCGCGAGAGATCCGTCAAATTCGCCGAGGGGCAACGCGCCGGTGTGCACGCGCATATCCTCGAGGTAATCACCCCACAGGCTGGTTTCGCTACCCGGCGCGAGAGTGCGGTCAATTGTGCGGATGTCGTCTGTGAGCTGCTTGAGCGTGGTTGCTGTTGCGTTGGTGTGTTGTTGTGTCGCCATTGTCTGTCCTTCCCTAGTATCCAAGTACGCGGTTGATGATCGCTTCGTGTTGTTTGCTCTCGCCCGAGACATCGAGGCCTGCGTCGAGTAGCGCGTGGT